TTAAGAGCTTTACAGAAGAGGGATATAAGGACCTGAAAGAGAAGCTTACAGGTGAAGAGGTGGAGAACGTCAACCCTTCAAACTTTAACAGCCCTGAGCATTCTTATACCTTCCCTTGGATCACTGGGGAATCTGAGAAGATATATGTCACTGAGTTTTATTACAGGGAAAAGATAGATGACAAAGCCTTGACCCTGGAGGACCCTTTCGGAGAGACACTTGATGTAATAGCATCAGAGATCAAAGATATAGAAGATGAGCTACTTGACGCAGGGTATGAAGTCATAGATGAGAAGGACATCAAAAGATATCAGGTGACGCTCTACATTGCATCAGGTGAGGAGATCCTGAACGGTGAGTATGACCCTGAAACAGGAGAAAGAGGCGGTGAGGTAATAGTAGGTGAGCATATCCCAATAGTTCCACAGTATGGCGAGTATGCAGTTATTGAGGGTGAGCTCCACTGGGAAGGTGTGACAAGGCTTGCAAAGGACCCACAGAGGCTTAGAAACTTCCAGTTGTCTTATCTGGCTGATATCGTGTCCCGGTCTCCACGCCAGAAACCCATATTCTTTCCTGAGCAGATTGCAGGGTATGAGGATATGTATGAGATCACAGGATCAGAAAATAATTACCCTTATCTGCTTGCTCATAGAAAGGCTGGAGACGGAACAGACTTACCACCTGGACCTGCTGGAGTTATGCCAGAACAGCCAATGCCAACAGCCTTAATCCAGAGCATAGCTATATCAAAGGAAGCTGTTGAGGATGTGGCAAACCCTGGACTACCTCAGAGTGTTTCTGATCCTGATGCATCAGGTAAGGCTATTCTTGCACTGCAGGCCCAGATAGATAAACAGAATTTTGTTTACCAGGATCACAGGAAGTTTGCAAAGCGCAGGGATGCTGAGATATGGCTATCTATGGCAAAAGAGGTGTACGACACACCAAGAACTGTTATGATTGAGTTGCCCAATGGCCAGAAGAAAGAAGTGCAGGTAATGGAAACTATACTTGATGAGCAGTCTGGAGAGCTGGTCACCATCAGGGACCTGAAGAGCGCAGAGTTTGACCTCTCAGCAAAGATTGGTCCAGACTATGCAAGCCAGAAAGAGCAGACCCTTGAAAGATTGACCATGATGCTACCACAGCTAACAGACCCTAACATGGTCCAGCTTGTACAGCTCAAGATATTTATGCTTATGGACGGTGTTGATTTTGATGACGTGAGGGATTATGCAAATAAACAACTTGTTCTGAATGGATTTAAAGAGCCTGAGACTGATGATGAAAAGGCCATGCTTGAGGCCCAGGCACAGACAGCAGCAGAGCCAGACGCCATGCAACTTGCAGCACAGGCCGAAATGGTTAAGGGCCAAGCTGATATGCTGGAGCAGAAGAGGAAGGGCATAGAAATGCAGATCAACGCCCAGGATGATCAAGCTCAGACCAAGATTGATGCATACAACGCAGAGACCAAGAGGATCCAGGCCATGGCATCAGTTAAGGAGTCAGAATCAAAGACAGCAAATACAAATGTTGACACACTGAGCAAGAACATAGATAATCAGGCTAAGGTGATTCAGTTAAGCGACATTCAGCAATTCACGGATGAGCAGATACTTCAGCAAATAGCGCAGGGGTAAAATGAAACAAGCCATTAAAATCATAACAGATTTATGCACTCGTAAGTATTATGGTAAGTTGACGATAAGCTTTGAGGGTGGTAAGATAACGCTGTTTAAGAAGGAAGAAACGATTAAGCCGGAATAGATTAACATAGCTATCGGAACAACCGAGGCCAGTTAATACACTTGTACAGGTGTATTTTCTGGCCTTTTGTTGTTTATAGCTGGGAAGGACCCAGCACTACAGAGCCGACCTGGTAAAACGGATCTGCCCACTGATTGAATGGGTTAACCTTTACAGCAAAGGAACATAGCTGATGGTAGATGAAAACCTGGCAGTATTGGAAGAGGAAGAGCTTGAAACCAACCTTGATGAGGAAACACCAGAGGTTGAGGCAGAGCTAGACGAAGAAGGTAACCCTATAACCCCAGAGATTGAGGCTTGGATGGAAGAAGAAGAGGAACAGGACTCTTCAGGCGTTCCATTAGGTGCTCACATAAAGATGAAGAACAAGCTTAAGGGTAGGTTGTCAGATCAAAAGGCAGAGAGTGAACTGGAACTTGAGAAGCTCAGAGCCGAGAACGCAGCCTTAAAGGCAGGGACAGTAAAAACCCAGGCCCAAACCCCTACAGCAAGACCAAAGCGACCCAAGGCAGATGATTTTGACACTGATGAGGCTTTTGACGCTGCAATGGATGTATATGAGGATTCTTTGCTGCAAAGCTACACAGAAAGAGCAGAGCAGACCAGGACCCTCAAGAGTACACAGCAGCAGGCACAAGATGCACTAAGCCAGTCAGTAGATGATCATTATACCAGGGCAGCAAAACTGCAAGAGAGTAAGGGAATAGACCCTACAATCTTTGCAAGGGCAGACAACACCGTAAGGTCAGCAATTGAGGCTATACGACCAGGACAAGGGGATCTTTTAACAGATCAGCTTATCCAGACTCTTGAAGATGGGTCCGAGATGGTCATGTATAACCTGGGTGTCAATAAAAGCCGTAGAGGCGAATTGATATCCGCACTTGCATCAGATCCAAGCGGGTTAAAAGCTGTTGCCTATGTTGCAGGTCTTAAATCGGATTTAACACGTAATACCAAGACTAGGAGATCAGCAGCCAGGAAACCACCTTCTGAAGTTGATGGGGATATTCCACCAAACGCCAAAGCAGGAGCTTTCAAACGCAAGTATGACGCAGCTCACAAGAAAAACGCAGGGCAGGAAGCCTACAACATCAAGAAGGAAGCAAGAAAACTGGGCGTTGATACCTCCGGCTGGTAAGGAGAACAAAAAATGGCATCATCTACAGGTAAAACCGCAGAGGTAATGTTTGAGAAGTACAAAGAGACTTATGAACACCAGGATTCTATGCTTACTCTGGTTGATTTTCATGAGCCAGACGCAGCAGACATGCAGAATTCAGGCAATATTATATGGTACCCCGTGCAGCAGCATGCACCAATTATCGAAGGTTGGGACCTGACAGGGCAAGAGACAGGAATAATTGAAGAGACATATCCAGCAGTCCTTGGAGTTCCTAAGAATGATTTGCCACAATTAAGGGCAGATGATCGCAGGGACTCACGTTTCTGGGAGCGCAGAGCAGAGCAGTCTGGTAAACGTCAGGCTACAGAGCTTAACAAGGATATCGCTGAGGCAATAGCCGTGCAGGGATCTCTTTTCTACCGCTCCAATGATACATCTGGTTATGACTTCATTTCTGAGGCCGAGGCTATCATGGATGAGCGTCAGGCATACGATAGTGAAAGATATTTCATGCTGAACAACCGTGATAATAGGCGTTTTGGTGCTGATCTAGCAGCAAGGCAGACTGTTGCAGGGCGTTCAGAATCCGCATGGAAGAATGGCATGGTTGCACAGGACGTTGCAGGATTTGACGTTATGAAGGGCAATTTCCTTCCTAATATCACTGGCGCAGCGGATCCAGCCGTAACAGTGACCGGTAATCAGTCTTTTGCACCTTCTGGTGGAACAGTAAATGCTACCACTAAGGCCGTGACAAATGTCGATTACAGGGAAGCAAATATCGTTGTGAACGATTCTTCTCTCTTGAGTGTTGGTGACAAGATCACCCTTCAGAATTCTGGAACGGATGTTTATTCAGTAGGGCTTGCTGATAAGACTGTAAACAGTAACGCCAGTTCTGCAATGACTTTCACCGTGATTGAGCTTGTTGATTCCACAACTATCAAGGTTTATCCTAAGCCAATCGCACCAGATGATAGCTCATTGACAACCCTTGAGCAGGCATATTCAAACATCAATACTCAGATCCTGAACGCTGCTACAGTAACAAGGCTCAACATTGATGCGACTGCCAAGACAAATCTTTTCTGGGACAAGTCCGCTGTTGAGGTTATTGGTGGATCTATACCTGCTGAGCTCTTTGCACAGTATGATGGCATGAAGGTTATTCAGGACACTATGAAGAATGGCTTACAGCTTTACATGATCTATGACGGCAACATGATAGACATGACTTTCCGTTTCAGGATTTTTACCTGGTACGGAATTACAGTATGTAATCCGTCAAATTGCGGTGTCGCTGTATCTTACTCATAATATTTAACGGGTGGGGTTGACGCCTCACCCTTATAAAGGAGACTGAAATGTCAAGAATATTCAGAATAGGCAGTGGAACTATTGCCAAGCAGAACGACTATGATAACACAGAGGATCTAGTCGAGACCGTTGCAGCTGACACACTTGCGATTCCAATCACGCATGCAATCGTACAGAAGACCACAGGCGCAGATGCTGAGGCTCTTACTCTTGCAGACGGTGAGCCTAATCAGATCCTTGTGATCAACCTTGTGACAGATGGCGGTGGGGATGGAACACTTACACCAGTAACCAAAACAGGCTGGCTAACTATCGTGTTTGCTGATGCAGGTGATCAAGCTGTATTGATGTATGTTGATGATTCTATTGGTTGGATCATCCTTGGTCTGTCAGGTAAGTCAGGCGCACCAGCTCACACTTAATCTATTTAGGGGGGCTTAGGCTCCCCTTTTAATAGGAGATCAAGAAAAATGGCAAAAAAATGTACAACTCTAAATACTACAGATACGGCAATTGCCTCTACTGTGGCCACAGTTGCATCACAGGGTACAGAGCTTGACAGCAACACAACCCTTACCAATGACATCAGGTCAAAGCTTAAGGGTGATTACATGGTTTCAAAGCCAGGGCTTGCAATAGGTTCAACAGCAACAGCAGTGTCAAATGTTGCTTTTGATTATCAGATAACAGGTGTTAGGTATTCAAAGGCTGCTGTTGCTGCTGGTACCGCTCCTGGTAATGATGTTATACCTCAGAGTACATATGGCGCAGTTGCTTTGGACATTGATGTTGATGGAAGTATAACAGTGGTAGAAGCAGCAGACAATGCAACAGGGTATGCCTCCGCTGCTCTTGCTATAGCTGGATGCGCTGCTGTTGCATCTGAAAAGGCCAGAATGGGATATGTTACGGCTACGAAGTCAGACGGTGCTTTTACTTTTGGCACGACTGACCTTGATGCAGCCAATGTAACCGCAACATATACAGACGGTGACACAGCATTTGAAGCTATTGGATCAGCAATATCTTAATAATTGAGTGGGGAGAGATCCCCACCATGTTAAAGGGGTAAAAAATGAGTGTTTTAGTTTATAGAAAAGGCAGCACACATACAATCAATGGTATTAGTTGTGAGATGGCCAAGATTGAGCCTAAAAGCCTACAGCCTCATATTGATGCTGATTGGTGCTTGAATGTAGA